GTTTACAGCTGAGAGATTGATGAAATCTCAAGGTAGAACTGGAACAGCTGACAACGATATCAATGCAATCGTTTCAATGGGAATGGTTCCTCAAGGATATAGAGTGAACAATTACCTAACTGATTCAGATGCGTTCTATATCTTGACAGACGTACCTAACGGTATGAAAATGTTCACAAGAGCACCATTGAATACTGCGATGGAAGGTGATTTCGACACTGGCAACGTAAGATACAAAGCTAGAGAAAGATACTCGTTTGGAGTATCAGACCCTAGAGGTATCTTCGGTGTAGAAGGTGCGTAACACTTAAAATTTTGTGGCGGGACATAGTCTCGCCACATTTTAAAAATAGAAAGAAAAAATGCACCTCAAACAATTCAGAGTACAAATTTATGCATATCAATATCATGCAGATTTTGTTATAGAAAGCCTCGATGCACCATTAGATATCGAAAACGCAATAGTTGACAAACTAGGAAAAAAAGATATAAAATGGGATTATCTTGGAGAAATGATGAACCCCAAGATTAACAGAATAACCTATGAGGAGGTTATAAATGGAAACACATCTAAACGACCTTTACACGAAGAAGGAAGGTCTGGACCTAGAGTGGAAGCAGGAGCATCTTAAAGAGGGTAGATATACTCTCAATATGGTTAAGATTGACAGAAAAGTCAGAGACGTAATTAGCCATATTAAAATTGCAGAAGCTAGAAAAGCTCATTTGCAAAATAAGATAGAAGGCTCTGAACCACAAGTTTCTGTAGCTACTTAATAAAAAGCTACATCGTTGGAAAAATCCAATCCACATTACAGGCCCTCTTGCGCTCTACTTAAAACTGCTATATAACTTTCACACTATACATTTAATTAGAATACTGACGCGTATAGTCGACGGCCTAGAGACAGTATTCGGAAAACTAGGAGGATAACAATATGGCAAACACTACGTTTCAAGGACCGGTAACATCCAAAGCAGGATTTATCACTACAGGTCCGGCTAATGTTGTAGATGCTGACTCAAGTGTATCATTAACAGTTGCTACCCATTCAGGTAAAATTGTACACAATGATGCAGCAGGAGCAGTGACTTACACATTACCAGCGACAAATGCAAATTCTGATTCTGCAATTGCAGGACCAGGTGCTGATTTAAACAACCTATCTAATGTTGGTGCAAAATTTGAAATCTTTTCTTCAATTACGAAGACTGGAGATCTTGTTGTACAAGTTGCAAACGCAACTGACGTTATAATTGGAAGTGCATCATTTATTGATGACTCATCTGATAACATGGTTGGTTTTGAAACAGCTTCAACATCTGACACTATTACTTTAAACGGTAGTACAACAGGTGGTGTTACATTTGCAAAAATAGAATGTACAGTAATTGCTTCAGGTAAATGGAAAGTTGACGTGATTTCAGGTTGTACTGGAACACCAGCAACTCCGTTTAGTGCGGCAGTAAGTTAATAGATAATTAGTGTGGGGCTTTGGCCCCACATTTTAATTTTAAGGAGAAAAATATGAGTTCAGATCAGAAGTTTACAAATATAGCGAGCACAGGTCAGGTAAAAACTATTTCTGGAGGTTCTGTTAATTTAGGACCTTGTAGAATAACTTACATTCAAGGAAATGGTGTAGCCTCTTCTGTATTGGTATTAAGAGATATTTCGTCCGGTAGTTCAGGAGATAAAGTTTTTGAAGCTGATTTTGGTACAGAGGGTTTAGATATCTATGTTCCAGGAAACGGTATTAGATTTGAAAATGGAGTTCATGCTACTATGACTAACGTTACATCTGTTACTATCGGTTATACTGGCTAGGAGGTTAAATGGCTAACACTACCTCTGGTACAACTACGTTTGATAAAACTTTTTCTATTGATGAAATAGTAGAAGAAGCTTTTGAGAGATTAGGTATTCAAAATGTATCTGGTTATCAATTAAAAACTTCAAGAAGATCTCTAAATATAATGCTTCAAGAATGGGGCAATAGAGGTATTCACTATTGGGAAATAGATGAATTAGATCTAGATTTAATTGAAGGTCAAGCAGAGTATAAATTTTTTAGATCATCTGGTGATGGCACAAGTGCTGTTTCTACTCCAAACGGAGTGTATGGTATATCAGATGTTTTAGAAGCACAGTTAAGATCTAACAGAACTGCAACAACTCAATCAGATTCACCGATGACTAAAGTAGATAGATCTACTTATGCAGGTTTTTCTAACAAACTTTCTAAAGGTACACCTAATCAATACTGGGTTCAAAGATTTATAGATCATGTAAGTATTAGTGTTTATCCTACACCAGATTCTTCAAATGCATCTAAAGATATGCATTTCTATTACATAAAAAGAATACAAGATGCAGGGTCTTATACAAATGCAACTGATATGCCTTTTAGATTTGTACCGTGTATGGTATCAGGTTTAGCTTATTATTTATCTATGAAATACGCACCACAACTAATGCAAGGCATGAAGTTAGTTTACGAAGATGAGTCTCAAAGAGCATTACAGGAGGATGTGTCAGACTCAAGTACATACATTACACCTAAAGCTTATTACCCAGGATCATAATGACAACAAAAGTTAAAGTAGGTGATTATGGTGAAATGAAACCAGGTGAGTTTAAAAAAAACATAGGTCAATACACTACAAAAAATTTAGAGTCTATAATAAATAATTCAGATGAAGCAATTAGAGAAATAGCTTTAGATGAATTAGAGAGAAGAAAAAATGAAAAGAAAAAAGGTGGTTTAATAGATAAACCTTTAGGACCCGGTGGCAAAAAGAAGAAAAAGAAAAAAGGTAAAAAATAATAGGCAAAGTATGCAACAGGTAAATATGCAAGAGCNATATCTGATAGATCAGGTATGGAGTTTCCATACAAAGAAATGGTTAGAGAATGGAANGGTGCCTTTGTCCATGTTTCAGAGTTNGAACCNAAGCAACCACAATTAGAACCAAAACCAATGAATGGTGATTCTATATCATTAAGACACGTAAGACCTGATAGAATAGAACCTGCAGTTGCTGCTATGTTAGGCAATAATCCTTTTTCAATAACTGCATCATCACAAACAATTACAGTTACAGAACCAAATCATGGTAGATCAACAGGTAATACAGTAAGATTTAGAAACGTAGAAGGCAGTCCAGGTGGTGTAGCATTTACAACTTACGAAAACTCTAGTGGTTTTAGTATAACAGTAACAACATCCGATAAGTATACATTTACATTAGGTGCAACACCTAGTATAACAGAAGAATCAGGAGGACCAACTGTGTCTGCAGGACCAGTTACATTAACANCATGATAAAAAAAATAAAAAANTTTATTTGTAAAATANTTGGTATTAAACAATGTGCTTGTCCAGAACAAGACGAACATCTTGAGTTGTACGAGGAAGTTACAAGTCGTAAACAAGATAAGATAAACAGAAAATATAAAAAAGAAATTGAGTAATGGCGTACACTTTATCTAATTTAGAAACAGATATTAGAAACTATACTGAAGTTGATGATACAGTTTTTTCGTCAACTATTTTAGATAGTATAATTAAAAACGGAGAGAATAGAATATACAGAGAGGCGGATAGTGATGACAACAGATTTTATGCTACATCTAGTTTAGCATCTGGAAGTAGATATGTTACAATTCCATCAGATTTAAGAAGCATTAGATATGTTCAATTAAAAGATACCAATATTACGCCAAATACACAAACTTTTCTTGAAAAAAAAGATGCTAGTTACATGGCAACTTACTACGATACTCCTGCAACACAATCAGGAATTCCTAAGTATTATGCTAATTGGGATGCTAATTTTTGGGTTGTAGCACCCACACCAAACGCTCAATATGAAATAACTTTAGCGTATGTTAAACAACCTATTAGTATAACTGATACTACACAGCCAACAGGTGCTCCAGCATCTACAAATGGCACTTATACGTCTAACAAATATCAAGATTTACTTTTATATGCTTGTCTTGTAGAAGCATATGGATACTTGAAAGGTCCCGCAGATATGTTACAATACTACGAAGGATCTTACAGAAGAGCTTTACAATCGTACGCGGTCGAACAAATGGGTCGTAGACGCAGAGACGAATACCAAGATGGTGTTATTCGTACTCCTTTGCAATCACCATCACCATAATAAGGAGATAATAAATGGCAAACGTAATACCAAATGCATTTAAAGGTGAACTACTTTCTGGCACGCATAACTTTGCTAGTGGTGGAAACAGTTTTAAATTAGCTTTGTACACGTCTAATCCATACGATACATCAAGCACAGCGTACTCAACTACTAATGAAGTTAGTGCATCAGGTGGTAGTAACTACACAACTACTGGTCTTGTTTTACAAAACCAATCAGTTACAACAGGTGCTACATCTTTCGTTGATTTTGATGATTTAACATTTTCTAGTGCAACTTTCACAGCTGCTTTCGGTGCAATATATAATGACACTAATAGCGATAAGTTATGTGTTGTGTTAGATTTTGGTGGGTCCAAGACTGCTACAAACGGAGACTTTAAAATAGTATTCCCAGCAACAGGAACACCAGCTAATGCAATTATAAGTTTAGCATCGTAATAGGAGAAAAAATAAATGGCGTTTAAATTAAACGACAGGGTAAAAGAATCCAGTTCGACTACTGGAACAGGTACATTCACACTAGGTGGAGCAGTTTCAGGTTTTGAAACTTTCTCTGCTGGCATAGGTGGAAGTAATACTACTTATTATTGTATCTTTGAAACAGGAACAAATAATTTTGAAGTTGGNCTTGGAACTTTAAACTCAGGAGCAAGCACACTTGCTAGAACTTATGTTATCTCCAGTTCTAATAGTGATGCAAAAGTAAACTTTGCAGGTGCAACAGAAGTATTCTGTACAGTGCCTGGTGCAAAGATAGGTTTACCAAATCCAGAGGAATATGGTTCATCATCAGCACCAAAAGTTATTACAGTTACAGTTGCAGATAAATCAGGTAATCACCCATATGAAAGTGCGGGTGGAGCATCTACTTTAGCTTACTATTTAGATGGANTAGAATCTCCTGCATTAAGATTGTCAGGANNAGATACGTCTTACAAATATTACTANAGNTTTGATCAATCTGATTCTACTAACTCTGGTCACCCATTAAGATTTTATTTAGAAGCAGATAAATCNACNGCNTANACAACAGGTGTAACNACAAATGGTACTCCAGGTAGTTCTGGAGCNTACACACAAATAGCAGTTGATTCTGAAACACCAAATATTTTATACTATCAATGTTCATCTCACGCTTACATGGGTAANCATGTTACAAGTATTGGTAACAAAATTAATTCAAACTTATCTACTTTAGGAGATATAACTGTAGGCACATTACTTAAAATGCCTGACAATACATCTGCTAAAATATTAGTTGCAGATGGCACAAGCTATCAAGAATCAGCAGTATCTGGTGATGCAACGATAGCATCAGGCGGAGCTTTTAACAATTGCTAATAGTGCAATTAGCACAGCAAAAATTAGCAGATGATGCTGTTACAGCAGATAAATTAGCAAACACCGCTGTTTCAGCAGGAAGTTATACTACAGCAGATATAACAGTTGATGCACAAGGTAGAGTTACATCAGCATCTTCAGGCACAGCAGGAATATCAGCAGGATTTGCGGTTGCAATGGCAATCGCCTTATAGTAAAGGAGTAATATGGCACAAGATTTTGAAAGATACGGAGACCAAGATGTGGGAACATCAGCAGCTACTATTCATACTAGTAACTCTGATGACGCAATTATCTCTGTTCGTTTAGCAAATACAACAACATCAACAATAAACGCAAGTGTGTTTATTACATCATCAGTAACAGGTGGTTCTCAGGACCACTACTTAATTAAAAATGCACCGATAGTTGCGGGCGGATCGCTCGAACTTATAGACGGTGGAAGTAAGATAGTAATTGAATCGGGAGACGTGGTAAAAGCACAGTCCGACACAGCAAGTTCGTTAAGTGTTTGGATGTCTGTTGTCGATGCAATTAGTACGTAAGGAGATTCATGGCCTATCTAGGAAACGCACCCGCAAGAAGCTTTATAAGTTTTGAGAGACAAGTATTTACAATCGTCAATTCTCAAACTGCGTATACGCTATCACATAGTGTTACTAACGAAAATGATATCAGACTTGTAATTAACAACATTGTCCAAGAGCCAGGATCAGGTAAAGCATACACTGCATCGGGTACTACCCTGACGCTATCAGCAGCTTTAGTTAATGGTACAGATGAAATGTATTGTGTATTTTTAGGAAAAGCGGTAGGCACAGTCAACGCTCCTGCAGGGTCTATAAACAATTCACAAATAAGTTATCCTCTTGCTCAAAGTGGTGCTGTTGTTTCTTCATTTAACAGAACATCTAGTGATGGAAATATTTTAGAATTACAAAAAGATGGAACAGTAGTTGGTAGTATTGGTAATAAAGCTGCAAATATTTTTATGACCAACAACTCTAGCAATAATACTGGTTTTAAGATAAATCCAGATGCTATCACACCTAGTACAAGCACAGGAACAGACAGAGATAATGCGATTGATTTAGGAGCTTCTGGAGCAGCTTACAAAGATTTATACTTAGGTGGTGGTCTACTTGTTGGCGGCACAGGCACAGCAAACAAATTAGACGATTACGAAGAAGGATTACATGAAACTACTTTAACACCTTCAACTAGTGGAACTGTTAACTTAGCTGGAAATATAAATTTACTTTCTTATGTAAAAATTGGAAATTTGGTTAATGTTACAGGACAAATAGGAGTAAATACTTTAAGTAGTAGTACAGGATATTATACAATTAGTTTACCTTTTACATCAAAAAGTAATAACACAGATAAAGAATTTACAAGTTCTGTTTCAATTATTCACAATGCAACAAATAATGTAAATTTATCAGAGTTTGTGGGTGTTATAGATGCTAACAGTAATGTTATAAAAGTATTTTTAGGAAACGCATCACAATTTCAATCAGATTCAGCAGAAGAACTTAGAAGTGGAACAAATATTTATTTAAATTGTTCATATAGAACAGCTTAACAACAAGGAGACAAACTATGGCAATAACTAAAGAGACACAGATTGGTAAAATCGAAGTGGTCGGAA